AACGGTGAGAGTGATGATAATGGAAACGTCGTCGTTGATTGCGTCTTGGTCGGTAACAGTACCCGTGACAAGCCACATCTCCGAAAACGCGCCTTGGAATTGAGCGGTGCCTTGCTCAACCCGACTTACTGCCATAGTGTCAGCCATGATAAATCTCCTTGAAGGTTAGGGTGGGGAGAGCCGAAGCCCTCCCCGATTCATCAGGCCGGAACGATGACCGCGCGGGCGAAGGTGTCGCGCAGCTCCTTCACGCCATACACGGTGTCCGAAGTCACCAGCGTACCGAGGTACTCCTGCTGATACTGCGACTGAGTACGGATGCCCATCTGTTCAGCATGAGCCATCGCGTCCTTGTGCAGCATCAGGCAAGCGCGGTACTTGGTGTCGGCTGGAGTCGAGCCATTCCAGTTCACCGCATGGCCGAAGGCGTCAGCGTAAGCCGTGCCGGTCGGGGCTGTCGAGGAGAACGTGACCGACTGAGTGCCGGTAACGCTGTTGACGTGGATCCACGGGCAGTTGGTCGAGGTGAAGATTTCCACGCCGTACAGGTTGCCGAGGCGACCCGTTTTCAGCGCGTTGCCATCACCAACGAACGCTTGCTCGGTGAAACGTGCGATACCACGCAGAACGCGGGACTCGACAGGCGGGATCACGAACGACAGTTCCGAGGAATCCACGTCCTGATCTTCCAAGTCCTGAATCACGCGGCGGATGCCAGCGTCGGTCAGGGCGGTGCCGTTGCCGGTGTTGGTGTTAGCCGAACCGGAGAACGCCGTCGAACCGTCGCCGCCGATAACGCCACCGGCTTCGTACAGGTTGGTCGCACCAGCGATGGAGCCGCCGTTGAAGCCAGCGCCGAGCAGATGCAAGTCCTGATCGACCTTCTTCGCCAGAGCGTAGCCGCCGTCGTCGGTGTAGAACTTACGCATCGACGCCAGAGCCTGCATCTCAGCGATGTCCTCGTACAGTTTGCTGTACTCGAAGTGCTTGTTGATGACGATCTGCACGACGCCAGCGGTGTCGGCAATCAGGGTGACAGCGGTGTTCGCTGCCTTAGCCGAGGCATCGCCACGGGCCGGAACGGGAATGTTGAGCGTGTCGCCCTTCTTGCCCTTGAAGTTGACTTTGGTAACGAGGTTGCCGAGAACCAGCTTGCGCTTGTAAGCGGCGATAACTTCGTCAGACCACTGTTCGCCAATGAAGTTGTTGGCGGTAGTTACGGTTGCGTGATTCGAGCCAAGGCCCATGATGTTCTCCTAGATTAAGTACGTTTCACTTAACCCTCCCGTCTCGATACGCCGCATCAATCTCATCTTGCATCGCGTCAAACTTGCGAGGGTCACGAAGTTTCAAGCTAATAAGATCAGCCCTGCGATAGATTTTCTTCGAGGATTCCCCGCTACCTCCGGTATCAACTGCTGCGGCTTGCATCGTCTTGGTACGGGCCGACTTTTCGGCATCACTAACCTGACTCTGCGAATGTTGCTGCTTAACCGCCTTCAGTTCCTTGAAGGTACTCAACAGTTCGTGCGCGGATTCGACATCGTAGCTTTCAGCGGCTTTGAACAGTTTTACCCGTACCGGACTTGCTCCGACCCATTTCGCAAACTCTGCGTCCTGAACCACTTGCCCGAAATCAGGGTGCAACTGAGCCAACTTCTGCTGCGCCATCTGCCGTTGTGCGGCTAGAGCATACTGCTCGGCCTGTTGCACACGCGGGTTACTTTCCACCGCCCTACGAATTGCCTCTTGCGGATTCTCAAAGAAATCAACCTCTTTCGGCTGTTCTTCCTGATTCTGTGGCTTCAACTGTGACCTGATTAGCTCATCAGCTAGTCTGCGAACCTCGCCAAGTTCGTTGGAGTAACGCCCCATCGACTTGTTGGCATGTTCAAGCTCGTCGGCAAGTTGCTTTTTCGACTTTCCCTTGTACTTCTCGGGCAGATCGTCATCGTCTTGCGGCGTCGCCTGTGGTTCGGCACTTGCTGCGCTCTGTTCCTGAATTTCTGCGGATACAGCATCAATCTCACTGACCTCATCAACGAGGTCTTGCATTTCAGCCATTTTGATCTCCTTCCGCCCTTAGTGGGCTATGGTTAAGTTGCTTTATATCACTACGTTAGCACGAAAGCAAGTGCTAACTCCGCTACGGCTCCCTGTAACTCCGCTTGCCCTTAATCCGAGCGTTCTGCTCCCGTGTCGCGGCCCATTTCGAGTACGCGCCGGGGAATCCAGGATCGGTGCCGTCAAGCGATACACGCGGCATCCCCATCAGGCGAATCGCATCGTTACCGCACTGACACGGAACCACGCGAACGTCGGGTTCGACGTACCGCTCCTGTTCCTTGCCGCAGTGTTCGCAGATGAAATCACGCAGGGTTCGCATCGTCATCCTTTAGCTGGTTATAAGCCTGTTCGCTAGTCTGCTTCAGCGTGAGCATCCAGCGCATGATGCTGATCTCGCCGCGCCTGAAGTGCAGCGTTTTCTCGTCCTGTATCGATGAAAGGTCGTTCGTTGCGTCGAGCATCCCCTGTACGTCATCCATCAGGTCAGCCCATGCGGGGTCGGCCATCATGCTGAGTCGTTGCTCGTAATACTTGGCGAGTTCCGGCGTCATCAGACCTCTTCTCCCCACCTAATAGCAACGTCGCTTACCCCAGTGGTCGAGTTGTTGGTAACGATCAAGTAATCCCCACGCACCATGTTGATCTCGACGTGATCGTTGGCGAACGTGTAGTCGTTCTGCACACCGGCCTCAGCGTTCCATGCGTCGATCAACTCAAGGTTGGCAGCAGTGACTGCCGTGGCCCGAACAGCGCCAGCGTTCATGTCTGTCGAATCGGACTGGACGTAGCTGTACGCTCCGTTGTATCCGGCTACCAGAGTCTCGCCAGTGATGTCGCCAGCAGAACGAGTGCGCCACAGTTTGAAGGTGCATTTCTTCGTGTTGGCAAATCCGATGGAGTGAATATGCACTGTACGGGTATTAACCTTGGTTCCGATCAGTAGCGGGTTGTGGATCACTAGTACGGGTATGTTTGCCCCGGTAGTGGACACGCTCGAAGCGAGAGCGACACCGGGTTCCTCCTCGGTCTTCTTCCCGTTCTCTGACGATATATCCACACACCCGACGTGCATCGCTACATCTGCTGTGGTGCGGGTAGCCTTGAATGACGCAGGCAAGGCTGGATTCGACATGCTCAATGCCGTTAGAGTGCCAAGGTTTGCGAACGTCTTTACCAGCACGTTGTTGATAAAGAACTTGTAGTTACCGACGCCGCGCCACTGGTACTGAATATCGTAGATGTTGCCCTTCTGTACGTCAAAGCCGGATACGCCAGTTGTGGTGATCTCTTCCTCTTTGGTTTCGACCGTCAGTGACCGCTGAACCGCGTATAGTTTTCCATCGGCCTTTAGCCGGAAGAATACTCCAGCATCTGCGTTCTGCACGCCCCACTCGCGCACCCCGTCTGCTGTCTTGCTTGGACACCAAAGCGCCGTCGAGAACAAAACGCCACGGTTCGCTTGATATGGAGAACACTGGCGCGACTCAAGGATCAGGGCCGTCTTTGCGGCTGTCGTGGTCAGGACTGCTGCGCCGTCTGTCGATGCGATGGCTGTCGACGTGTAGACCTGTGTTCCGTTCTCATACATGAACCACGACTTGCGCGGGATGTCGAACGTGAATGTACTCTTGAATAGCGAGTACGGAAGCGATACCTTCTGGATGCCCCATGCGTCCTCAGTGAGTTCGCCTGTGCCGAGCGTACCACCGTTGATTCGCGTCCGTGATGGGTAGTCGGTGATCACGCTAAGTCCCCGCTCGGTACTCGTGACCAGTGATATTCACCGTTATCCCTGAAGCACTTCCGATACCCTGAATAAAGTCTCCAGCATTCAATACTTCGCATCCTGTCCACTGGACTAGCGTGTTCGCCGGTATCGTCACCGTCGGGAACAGCATGTTTGAAGCCGCGACAGCAACACCCGTCGGGACAAGGTGAAGGGCGCATGTCAGACTCCCGCTCGTTGTGTTCGAGATGTTGATGTCCAGTACCTCGGTGCGGATGCCGGTTGGGACTGTATAGAGTAGACTTCCGCTCCCTGTGGTGACAGCGCCTTGTGCGAGTTTTTTCATATGCCCACCGTGTTATACTGGCGCAATGCAAAGGGTCGGCAAACCCCTTGCATCACTTCCCCTACTATTGCTTTCAAGGAGCGAATAGCATGAGCAACACCAATCTTACCGCAGAAGAAGTCCGTCGCCTGTTCAATTACGATCCCGATACCGGAATCTTTACGCGACTGGTTAATCGCCACAGGTTTAAGGCCGGAGAAGTAGCTGGCGCTAAGTCCGACGATGGCTACATAAACATAAAAATACGCACAAAGACATACAAGGCGCATCGCCTTGCTTGGCTTTATGTGTATGGATTGTTCCCTAGCCTTCAAGTAGATCATATCAATGGCATCCGCTCTGATAACAGGATTTCAAACTTGCGCGAGGTTTCTCATTCTGGAAACACTCAAAACCAAAAAGAGGCTCAGAGAAGCAATAAGTCTGGATTCCTTGGTGTAAGTCCGAATAACCGCCGTTGGAAAGCAACGATTGCCGTTCATGGCGAGTACAAATATCTTGGGACATTTGATACTCCAGAACTTGCACATCAGGCGTATTTGGACGCGAAAAGGTCATTGCATGCTACCTGCACCATTTGATTTCAAGGTCATTTGAGCAAGTGCGATCTTTTCGTTCGACTGAATATCAGCCTCCTTCAGCATCAAATTCGCTAGTTCGACGCGACGTTCAAAGTCTTTTCCTTCGGCCTGATCGTCTAAATTGTTGGCTAGGGCAGAGATTATTTTTGCGTTCGTTTCTCTTGGGGCAAGTTCAGCTTCGACTGTTGCCTTCTGAGCCTGCGCTTGCTTCAGTTGAACGTCTGCTTGCTTGACTGCCATCTCAAGCCCTGCGGCTTGCTGCTGAATTTGTTGCTGTTGCGGGTTGGGCTGTGACATTTTCTTCAACTGGTCAAGCATTTCTTCTCGGTTTGGCAAACCAGAACCTTTTATGATTCCTTGCATCAATACTGGCGTCAAATGAGACTCAGCACCAAGAGTCTGGATTAGGAACGCAAGCTGCTTGTTTTCCATTTCCCTTGCGATAATCCCTAAAGCACCCGTCGGGATAAACTTCACATCAACGCTCGGATACCGTTCAGGATCAAATTGCATGTAGCGCCAAGCCGCTTTGTAAATGAATGGCACCAAGAAGTCTTCTTGGAAATTCACCAAGCAGCGTTTGTATTTTTTAATGAGTGTCGCAGTCGCCATGTCCATCGACTGACCATCACGCGCAACCGCAGACACCGTACCGTTGGAGTCAATCGTACCCGTCGACATGAGCAACATGCGCTCAAATTCCTTCGAGGTGTTCATCGCAGCGCCGTCGTTGGTGCCGAAGTTAAACGGATAAATGATTTCGTTCGGTGCGCCGTTGGTCATAAACGCACGGCCAGGCTTCACTTCAAACTTCGCGCCTCTCGGCATCCGGGTCGCGTCCAGAGCCACCATCGGGGCAACCGTCAAGGCCAGCGAATCCATGTGGGAGCGCATCGAACCGTCGATGGCGCTCTGCATGTTAAACGCCTTCTCTGCGGTGCCGCGTCCGAGCAATCGGTTCGGTACGGTGTCGGCCTGATACGCGAGAATAGGACGATCTTGCATCATGTACGGGGATTTCTCGGCTTTTAGCAATGTCGAGCCATTGGCTACAACAACAATTGCTTCAACCATGTCGGAATAGTCTTCCATCTCGTCCGAAACACCCAAATCTTCGACTTCTTCCTCGACCAGATACTCACGCGGCACCAAGCCGTAGTAAGTAAGGAGTTTGATCTTGTGATCCTTGAAATCCGACTTTTCCTGCGTAGGAGCGAGGGAATCATCTTCATAGCACGACCCGATATCGACGTTCAGGTACTTTCCAGACTTGATTCCCTGTGCAATCTTGTGGATCGAGACTTCACGCTCGACCGCCGTACCCATACAGTCGTCAATCGACGTACCGTTCGGGTCGGACAGGAAGTTTTTGGGATTGACCGGCACCAGCTTGACGCAAACACGGTCTTTTTCGCCTACGCCATACGCCATGTTCTGCTGATCGAGCGGAACCTGCATGGGTTTGTACTGTTTTTCGCTGCCGACGGTGATTTCGGCAATGCCCGTACCGTAAATCTCGGCCAATAGCACGATCTGGTCGATGCTTTTCCTGATTTTGTCCTGCGCGAAGTCCTCGTTAAGCTGCGCCTTCAGCTTTTCAACGTCCATCGGGCCGTTTTGGTCGTTCAGGTCATCCTTGATGTCGAAATACTCGCCCTGACCAAAGATCGCCTCCATGACTTCAGCGTGGCGCGTCTCAATCGCCTGCTGAGTCGCAGGGGAAATCACCTTGCTTCGCTCAGAATCCCGCTGTTTGT